GCTCACCTGCCTTTGCTCGCTCTCGCACACGCGCTCCCTCTCGGTCAGGCTACTATCACGCAAGGCGCCGAAGGCGCCCAGTAAAAACGCAGGCAAAGAAAAACCCGCCGAAGCGGGTTGGTTGGTTGCATCTAATATTAGATCGCGGCGCTGAGTTTATCGGTTAACACTTTTAAGCGTTCGGGGTCAAATGCTTTGCGCTCTACTTGCTGGGTTACCCACAATGCGTACAGTAAATTGCGGATTTCTTGGGGGGTTAGTTCTAGCATATCGTGCATCCTAAGTTAGCCCTAGGGTAAACCCTAGGGCGTTTGGTTTTAGTTCAATACGGTCTCTTTAAAGTTATCAAGGCGTTCAATGCACAGATCAAGCACATCCGCCGCAAAATCAGTTAAGTGCAAGGCGCGTGCTTGGGCTAATGCTTTGCTCAAAGTCTTATCAAGTTCGGCGCGGTCAGTCTTAACTACTTTGCCCGCCTTGGGTGTCGCGCCCTTGGTGTTGTTTGCTTTTGACCAAGGCAGTTTTTTGCTATCGTCATTTTTAAGTGATGCCGTGAACGGCACGCCGTAGTGCAACGCACGCGCCGCGCCTTGGGCGTACTCTGTGAAAGTCTTTTGTTCCATAATCTTCAGCGCGACTGTATCAATCACGACTTGCGAATCTTTCACGGCTTTTTGCAAAGCCTTGCAAGCCTTTTCGTCACGCCCCAAGGTGACGGCGACATAATCGACAAACTTTTGCATTGTCGATTCGACTGTGGTGCTCAACTTGGCTTGAGCCTTATCGAATGACTTGTAACCTTTGACGATATCAACGGCGAATTTGTCGAATGAAATTGCGGGGGTGTTTTGAACTGACATTTTGATTTCCTTTGATTGAACTGCGAAGCGGGATTGTTTCGCAGTGATTGAATTGTATAACATCTAAGCAACCGTGTCAAGCCTTGGCGCCATCTAATCTTAGATTCGCCGCCAGCCGAACCCACCGTACCCCGACCCCCACTTGATGGCTTTGGAGTCCCGCCGCCGCGCTTACGCTGAGTGTCGTATCCGCCAAGACTCAACCCCAACCAACATATAACACACCGCTACTAATCCAACCTTCATGTCTACAAAACGCCAAAAAATGTACACGTTCCCAAAACGTGCTTAAAAAATCCAAAAATCTGTACATGAGCCCCACCCCCGTCACCACAGAAACAGGCCCCCTCAAAAATTACAACACAAGCCAAAAAATTACTATACAATCCGCCACACTTAACTACAGGTTGCGTTTCCACTTGTACACACCGCGAATCAACTACGACATTCCCTATGCGGAATTCACCCCGACCTTCATCAACTTGGAAGACCGGGTAGCTGCTGCGTTCAACGCATTGGTCGAAACCGACAATGTGACTCTGCCGTCAGAGGAAGAGCGCGAGCTGTCGCGCTCCGTGTTCATGGGCGAACGCCGAATCTCCGATGAGATGCTATCGAGTCCCGGGGTGGTATCCCACCTGGCTGCCATCCTCAACGAGTACGACAAAACGGTCGTCAAAAGCGCAGCCCAACTTCGAACCTACGTCACCAACAAACTCATTCTCGAGTCAGAGAATGCCGACCCCCGCATCCGAATCAAGTCCTTGGAAATGCTGGGCAAGATCAGCGACGTTGGTTTGTTTACAGATAAGACAGAGATTACGATGCGCCACCGTCCGACGGAGGAGCTGGAGCAAATGCTGCGCGAGCGTTTGACCAAAGTGATCGAAGGGGAAGTCACCGAGGCACCGCGCAAAATGCCAGACACCCCACTCGACATTACTGACGTGCTAGGGCCCGAAGAAAAATGAGCCAAAACCTAGACGCCGCCATGGTGGAGAAGATCATCAAGGGCATGCCACCCGACGAGGCGGCCGAATTGATCGCCATGTTCGATGAGCTGGAAGCCAGGAAGCGCATGCAGTTGTGCCAGGATGACTTTTTGTCATTCATTGCGGCCGTGGATCCCAACTACAAGTTTGGTTTGCACTTAAAACGCCTGGGCAGCCTGCTCATGGACGTTGAGAAAGATATAAAGAACCGAATCGCTGTGTCCATGGCGCCTCGTATGGGCAAGTCACAGATGATTTCAATCTACTACCCTGCTTGGTACCTGGGCAAACACCCGGATCACAAGGTAATTGTGGCGTCGCACACGGCCGACTTGGCTGTTGTGATGGCCCGCAAGGTGCGAAACCTCATCAATACGCCCGAATATCGCAAGATTTTCCCTGAAACGGCCATTGCCAGCGACGCGAAAGCTGCTGCGCAGTGGAATACGACCAAGGGTGGCGAGTATTTTGCGATTGGTGTGGGCGGCGCGCTGGCCGGCCGGGGTGCTCACCTCATCATTGCTGACGATCCGCTGTCTGAACAGGACATTAAGGCAGGGAATACCACGTCTCTCGACACTGCATACGAGTGGTTCAGTGCTGGTTTGCGTACTCGTCTCATGCCTGGCGGCAAAATCTGCGTTCTCCACACCCGTTGGCACCAACGAGACCTGATTGGGCGCCTTTTGAAGGACTCCGCCATGAACGAAGGCGGGGATAAGTACGAAGCCTTTGAATTCCCCGCGATCCTCAATGAAGGAACCGAGAACGAGAAGTCGATTTGGCCTGAACAATGGTCTTTGGAGTCACTCCAGCAGACCCGGGCGTCCATGCACCACATCATGTGGCAATGGTTTGCGCAATATCAGCAAAATCCGACCGCGGCAGAGGCTGCGATCATCAAAAGGGACTGGATCAAGTGGTGGGACAAGGACAATCCGCCCCAAATCGAGTTCATCGTGCAGGCATTCGACACGGCCCTCACTACCAAAGAGCGTTCTGACTTCTCGGTGTGCCATACATGGGGTGTGTTCAAGCACAAGGCAACGCCTACGTCCCCTGCCACCGACAACGTGATCCTCTTGAACCGCGTGAAGGGTAAATATGAGTTCCCTGAGCTTAAAAAGATGGCACATGAGCAGTACGAAGAGTGGCAACCCGACTCTGTTGTGGTTGAAGCCAAGGCCAGTGGTCAGCCGCTCATTGACGAGATGCGACGCTCAGGTATATTCGTGCAGGACTTCAGCCCGGGCAAGGGGCAGGACAAGATTGCGCGCTTGAACGCCGTCAGCGACATGTTCGCCAGCGGACAGGTATGGTTTCCAGAGACTTCATGGGCCTCTGCCACCGTTGAAGAGATCTTGGCGTTTCCCGCCGGTGAGCATGACGACGAGGTGGACACGATGACGCTGGCGCTGATGCGCGTCAGGAAGGGCGGGCTGTTGCGTCTGAGCACGGACTACGACGATAATGACGAGTACGTGGCGCCCAAGCGCGCGTCTTACTATTAAGGATTTGAGATGGAAAAAAGCCTGTACGCAGCCCCATTGGGTTTGGAAAGCATGATGCAAGGCAGTCCCGAGGAAGACGGACTGGAGATTGACATTGAAAACCCAGACTCCGTGACGCTGTCTGATGGCTCCATGGAGATCACGTTGATGCCCGACGCTGAGACGAGCGACGACTTTGACGCCAACCTGGCCGAAGACATGGACGAAGGCGCCTTGCAGACGCTGGCCAGTGAATTGATTGAGTTTGTCGATGGCGACATTGCCAGCCGCAAGGACTGGGTTGAGATGTACGTCAAGGGCCTTGAAGTTTTGGGCATGAAGTATGAAGAACGCACAGAACCTTGGAATGGCGCGTGTGGTGTCTTCTCGACTCTCCTCACCGAAGCGGCTGTACGTTTCCAAAGTGAGACGATTATTGAGACTTTCCCTGCGGCGGGCCCAGTCAAAACTGAAATCATGGGCGCCATCACAAAGCTGAAGGAAGAAGCCGCCGAGCGCGTAAGCGCTGACATGAATTACCAGTTGACCGACGGCATGCCTGAGTACCGTCCAGAGCATGAGCGCATGCTGTTCAACTTGGGCTTGATTGGCTCCGCGTTTAAGAAGGTGTACTTCGACCCAAGCCTGGGTCGCCAGACCGCGATCTTCCTGCCGGCTGAAGACGTCATCATCCCTTACGGTTCCACCGGTGTGCGCACGGCTGAGCGCGTGACGCACATGATGCGCAAGACCAAGAACGACATCAAGAAGTTGCAGGTCGCAGGCTTCTACCGCGACGTTGAGTTGGGCGAGCCAGCAGCGATCTTCTCCGACGTGGAGAAAAAGAAAGCCGACGAGCAAGGCTACAGCCTCTCGGACGACGAGCGCTATCAGATCTTGGAGATTCACGTTGACTGGGAGATGCCCGGTGACGAAGACCCAGACGGTATCGCACTGCCCTACGTGATTACGATTGACCGCGGCACGCAAGAGGTGTTGTCCATCCGCCGCAATTGGAACCCCGATGACGAGAAGAAACTCAAGCGTCAACACTTCGTCCAGTACGACTATGTCCCTGGCTTCGGCGCTTATGGCTTTGGCTACATTCACCTTATTGGTGGCTACGCTCGTGCTGGTACTGCGCTTATTCGACAACTTGTTGACGCTGGTACTCTCTCGAATCTTCCCGGCGGTTTGAAGTCACGCGGCTTGCGCGTGAAAGGTGACGACACACCAATCGCACCCGGCGAGTTCCGTGATGTGGACGTGCCATCGGGCTCGATCAAAGACAACATCATGGCGCTGCCATACAAGGAACCCTCACAGGTTCTGTCTCAGTTGTTGGACAAGATCACCGAAGAAGGCCGTCGTCTGGGGTCAATCGCCGATATGAACATCAGCGACATGAGCGCAAATGCTCCGGTGGGTACCACATTGGCCCTCTTGGAGCGTCAGTTGAAGACCATGTCTGCTGTGCAGGCGCGCGTGCACTTCTCGATGAAGCAAGAATTCAAACTCTTGCGCGACATCATCCGTGACTACGCACCGGCCGACTACGAATACGACCCAGAAGGCGGCACTCGCCAGGTCAAGCAGTCCGACTACGACATGGTCGAGGTCATCCCCGTCAGCGATCCCAACAGCTCGACGATGGCCCAGCGCATCATGCAGTACCAAGCTGTGATTCAGTTGTCGCAGAGCGCACCACAAATCTATGACTTGCCACACTTGCACCGTCAGATGATTGAGGTCTTGGGCGTGAAGAACGCTGACAAGCTCGTGCCAGTTGAGGAAGACTTGAAGCCAACCGACCCCGTGTCTGAGAACATGGCGTTCCTGAACGGCAAGCCAACCAAGGCGTTCATCTACCAAGATCACGATGCTCACATCGCTGTGCACACGGCCATGAAGCAAGACCCACTCATCATGGCGCAGATTGGCCAGAACCCACAAGCGCAGAAGATGATGGCGGAGATTGACGCCCACATCGCTGAGCACTTGGCCTTCGCGTACCGTAAGAAGATCGAGATCCAGCTTGGCGTGCCACTGCCCGGCCCAGACGACGAGATCCCACAAGAGATCGAGGTTCAGTTGTCTCAACTCGTGGCGCAAGCTGCACAGCAGGTGCTCGCACAAAGCCAAGGCCAAGCCGCGCAGCAGCAAGCTCAGCAGCAGATGCAGGATCCGCTCATCCAGATGCAGATGGAGGAGCTCAAGATCAAAGCCAAGGACTCCGAGACCAAGGCCAAGAAGGTCGAGGGCGACTTGTTGCTCAAGCAAGCCGAGATCGAGCTCAAGGCGCAAGCCCAACAAAGCCAAAACGAAGACCCTGTCATGGTCGCCGAACGTCATCGCCTCGAGATGGAGATGCAGGTTCAGCGCCACCAGCAGGAGATGGCCCAAGCGCAGCAGCAAGCACAACTTGCCGCCGCACAACAACAGCAGTCGTTGGCCCAAGGCCAGCAACAGCACGCGCAACAACTCGCCCATGGCGGTCAGGTTCATGCACAGAAACTGATCCAGACCGGCCAAGCCCACCGTCAAAAGCTAGCTCACGCCGAAGAGGCTGCTAAACGAGCTGCGGAGATGGCGGCCCAACAACCAACACCGACTGCGAAACCGTCGGATAGCAAAGGAGAGTAATGGAACGAAAAGTACTGGAACACCTGCACTCTAAATTAGAAGAGCAGCGCGTAACACTTGTCGAGAGTTTGGCAGACGGGGTACCGAAAGACTACCCCGCCTACAAAGAACTGTGCGGAGTTATCCGAGGTCTGTTGACCGCACAGCGAGAAATCAACGACCTCGTGCGTAAATTAAAGGACTACGACAATGACGACTAAGTTCGACATCCAGGCAGTTGATCTGTCCGGTATCTTGAACCAGCCCGCCGAAGAAAAGGCGCGGCAGATTCCAGACCCAGTAACGTTCCACCTCCTATGTGTTCTCCCGGACGCGGAAGAGGAATACGACAGCGGCTTGATTAAAGCAAGCCAGACTATGCACTTTGAAGAAGTGTTGTCCCCCGTGTTGTTCGTGGTCAAGCTCGGCCCCGACGCATACAAGGACGAGAAGCGCTTCCCATCGGGCCCCTCATGCAAAGAAGGTGATTTCGTGTTGGTTCGTCCAAACACAGGCACCCGCATCAAAATCCACGGCAAGGAATTCCGCATCATCAACGACGATTCTGTCGAAGCTGTTGTGCAAGACCCCCGTGGTATCAAGCGTGCATCGTAAGGAGGCCGTATGGACAAAGTAGAGTTTGAATTTCCAGACGCGGAAGAGGTGAATCCTCGCGCCGGCGGTAAGGTCGTGGAGGCGGAAAACGACGATATCGAAATCGTTGATGACACCCCCGAAGAAGACCGTGGCCGTACGCCAATGGTTGAGCCCCCCAAGGAACTGACCGAGGAAGAGCTCACCAAGTACGACGAAGGCGTGCGCAAGCGCATCCAGCACTTCACCAAGGGCTACCACGAAGAGCGTCGTGCCAAAGAAGCGGCACAGCGCGAGCGCGAGGAAGCTATCCGTGCAGCGCAGATCATCGCCGAAGAGAACAAGAAGCTGAAAGGCTCACTGTCTCAAGGTCAGGCTGCCTTGTTGGATCAGGCGAAGAAAACTGTTGAGCACGAATTGGCAGACGCAGAGCGCAAGTACAAACAGGCTTACGAGTCTGGTGATACCGAAGCACTGTTGGCTGCACAACGCGAGCTCACACAAGTGACGCTTAAAGCCGACAAGGTAAATAATTTTGTGCCAACCTCTTTACAAGAGGACAAAGATGAGGTACAAACTAGCCATCAACCAGCTCCTGCCCCTGTGGATCCAAAATTCCAGGCGTGGGAAGCCCAGAACAAGTGGTTTGGGTCGAATCGCAAGATGACTGCGTACGCTTTCGCCCTCCACGAAGATCTGGTACAGAATGAGCGTATTTCGCCCAGCAGTGACGACTACTACCGTCGCATTGATGCCGAGATGCGTGAAAGATTCCCGGATCAGTTTGAGTCCGAGAAACCCGCTGATGCTCCCACTCAACGGGCTCCAAAATCAAATGTTGTCGCCCCGGCAACGCGTAGTACTGCGCCTAAAAAAGTCGTACTTACCAAATCGCAGGTGGAAATCGCCAAACGTCTAGGTGTTCCGTTGGAACTCTATGCACGTAAGGTTGCGGACGAAATGAGGAAATAAACATGACACAACAGAACCGTGAGAAGCGTGATCTCGACACGCGTGAGCAATTCAGCCGCCCTAAAAAGTGGATGCCGCCCCAGCTTCTGCCCGATCCCGAGCCAGAAGATGGTTATGTGTTCCGTTGGATTCGACTAGCCACTCTTGGCAACGCCGATCCCGTGAATATTTCGTCAAAACTCCGCGAAGGTTGGGAACCTGTAACCGCAGCGTCACAGCCAAAACTCCGTTTGTTGAGCAGCCCAAACAGCCGCTTCCCAGATGGAATTGAGGTAGGTGGCTTGCTGTTGTGCAAAACCCCCGTGGAATTCGCTACAGATCGTGACGCGTACTACCGCCAACAAGCGGAAGCACAGTTGCACTCAGTGGATAACACGTACATGCGTGAGAGCGATCCGCGGATGCCTATGTTCAAAGAACGTAAGTCCACGGTCACTTTCGGTAAAGGTAGTTAACTTTTTTAGGAGCTCAACATGGCTTACCCCACCGTTAGCGCCCCATACGGCCTGAAGCCTGTCAATTCACTTGACGGCAAGCCTTATGCAGGTGCGATCCGTCAGATTCCTATGGCATCTGGCTACACTGCTTGCTTCTTCGGCGACGCAGTGCTCATCGTAGATGGTTACTTGAACAAAGACACTGGTACTACTGCGGCCACTCCTTGCGGCGTGTTCGTTGGCGGTTCTTATGTGAACTCTTTGGGTCAAACCGTTTACGCTCAAACATTGCCCGCTGGCGCCACAAACGCTATCGGCTATGTTGTTGATGACCAACAAGCTTTGTTCAAAGTTGCTGTTGTGTCTGGCACTACCGTGATTGCTGGCGTGAGCCGCAGCGTGGTTGGTTCCAACATGGCTTTGGTGCAAAACGCAGGTAACACCACCACTGGTGATTCCGGCGTCGCTGTGTTGAGCTCTAGCTCTAACACCACCGCTACTTTGCCAATCCGCGTCATCGACGTTGTGCCTGATACCGCTACTGGTTCAGACTCTTACGTTGAGTTGCTGGTGAAGATCAACACCCACCAATACAACAACACCACTGGTGTTTAAGGAGTAATTAACCATGGCTATTTCACGCGCACAACTGCTGAAAGAACTCTTGCCTGGCTTGAACGCATTGTTCGGCCTTGAGTACGCTAAGTACGGCGAAGAGCACAAAGAGATCTACGAAACTGAGACTTCAGAGCGTAGCTTCGAAGAGGAAACCAAGCTGTCTGGCTTCTCTGCCGCACCGGTGAAGAACGAAGGTTCTGCAATCCAGTACGACAACGCCCAGGAAGCTTGGACTGCACGTTATACCCACGAAACCATCGCGATGGGCTTCTCCATCACCGAAGAAGCCGTGGAAGATAACTTGTATGACTCTTTGTCTGCCCGTTATACCAAGGCTTTGGCCCGCGGTATGGCTTACACAAAACAAGTGAAAGCTGCTTACGTGTTGAACAACGCCTTCACTGGCGGCCCAACATACGGCGACGGTCAAGTTCTGTGTTCTACAGCTCACCCACTGATCTCTGGTGGCACTAACAGCAACCGTCCTACAACTGGCGCTGACTTGAACGAAACATCGTTGGAAAACGCTGTGATTCAAATCGCTGGTTGGACAGACGAACGCGGTCTGTTGATCGCTGCTAAGCCCAAGAAATTGGTCGTTCCTCCAAGCCTGATGTTCGTGGCTACCCGCTTGCTCGAAACCGAGTTGCGCGTTGGTACAACCGACAACGACATCAACGCCTTGAAGAACAACGGCTCAATCCCAGAAGGCTACACCGTTAACCACTTCTTGACAGACACCAACGCTTGGTTCCTGTTGACAGACGTGCCAAACGGCTTGAAGCACTTCGTCCGCACACCGTTGCAAAACGGAATGGACGGAGACTTTGATACTGGCAACGTAAGGTACAAGGCGAGAGAGCGCTATTCGTTCGGGGTGTCGGATCCGTTGGGTATCTTCGGTAGCCCCGGCTCAAACTAAGAATCCATGCGGTTCTAAGGGCTCCTTCGGGAGCCCTTTTTATTTTCCTCTTGCGCATTGGAAGAAAAGCTACTATACTTGGCGGTATCAAAATCACTTTGGAGTTTTTATGGACTACACCGGCCAAGCAGTAATCTACAAGATAATCAACATCCAGAACGCCAAGTTCTACATTGGGAGCTCAATTGTTGTAGCCGCTAGGTGGCGCAAACACGTCCGTGACCTGCGCGCTAACAAACATCACTGCCCACATTTACAGGCAGCCTGGAATAAATACGGGGAAGACAGTTTTGTTTTCCGCGTTATTGAAGTGGTGGCCGACCCGGCAGCTTTGCCCGCCGCAGAGCAACGGTGGCTTGACGAGCACCATGGGAAGCGCCATTGCTACAACTTTGCCAAACACGTCGATAACTCTAATCGCGGCGTGGTGCGGTCGGATACTCACAAGCAAGCGTTATCTGAATCTCTTAAAGAGTTTTACAAGAACAACCCACACCCAGCACTTGGGCGCAAGCATACCGAGCAAGCTAAATCTTTGATGCAGCAGAACCGTGCGGGTAAGCCGGTCTCGGAGGCAACCAAAGACCTGTTGCGGCAGGCTAATTTGGGCAAAACTGCCAGCGCAGAGACGCGCGCAAAGTTGAGTGCGCAACGAAAAGGAAAAGTGCGTAGCGCGGAGCATGCCGCTAAGTACGCCAAGGCTATTTTGGAGGTGTCTACTGGTGTCGTATATGCGAGCCTCAAGGCGGTCAAGGCGGAGTTTGGTATGTCCCCGGGGATGCTTGCTAAAGCCCTTGCTTCGGGGAGGCCGTTGGCTAAAGGTAAAAATGCAGGCAAGCAGTTCAAATACGTTGACCCCACTACGACACCGTGATATATTGCGAGCACCCCGGGAAATTCTCGGTGTATCAAACAGGCCCGGCTGACCTCATGCAGATTGATACACCTTAACGCATGACAAGGAAATCATCATGGGATTCGCAGCTCACTTAGGCCCTTGGCGCCTCGGCACAGTTAAAGACACAACCGGCACTACTGCCTCTACAACCTCCAACATGGGTTGCACTGTTGTCGCTCAATCTAACGCCACAACCAAAGCAGACACCACAGCAACAAACATGTTTGCTATCCCTGCGGGCGCTCAAATTCTGAACGTCTACTTGGACGTGACTGAAGCCTTCAACGCTGGCACAAACAACACCATCACCATCAAAGTTGGCTCGACAACCATCGCTTCTGTGACCGCTACTAGCGCGAACATCGCTGTGGGCCGTCAAACATTGACTTTGGCTGCTACCGCAAGCTGGGTGAACGTGACTGCTGACTCATTCATCACTTCTACCTTCACAGGTACAGGCACTGCCGCTACAACCGGTATCGGCTATGTGACTGTTGAGTACGTGGTGCGTGGCTCTGACGG